TTGTGTACCACATCATCTATCATGTCTTGTAGCATAGCGTGATAGGGCACCATAGCTTTAATTTGCTGTCTGCCTCTATTTAGACTTCCAGCTTGAAGAGGAGAAAATTTCTCCATTTTACTTTTGCTAGGCTTAGATTTAACAGCCCCAACAACTTTAGCGATTGTTCCAATTGCAGTTAACCAGCCCATTAGTAATCTATCTCCGTACCATATCTTTTATAACGTTTACGTGGAGTTAAACCCACACCTTTATATTTAACAAGCCTACGGACGCCCAAATCTCCGCCTCTGCCTCTAAGTTCAGCGTCTTTGACTTCTTGTTGAAACAACATGTAGTAATCATTTGCTGCTGCTGGATCACTCCAATCCTTAGAAGGAATCCTTAATAAACGAAACAAAGTGCCATATATTATTGCATCTCTGTAGTCTGTAGAAAAATTTGTATTTATATTATTAGATGTTCTTGTAGGTTTTAAAGCTACGCTCATCCTAATTGCGTTTGTTTTTGAACTAGAAGGAACAGGCACAACCCAAAAAGTATCTGGGTTTTTTTGCAAATAAACTCTAGGGGTACTAGAACGGTTTCTCCAATCAGGGAAATTAAGTTCCAAACTTCTAGGGCTAATCGGATCTAAATCATCTCCATCATAGATCATCCAAAGAATTTGATGCACATCTGTGCCTGTAGGTTGACTAAAATCATATTCATAAACACCAGACACCGTGCTTATAGGATCTAAATCATGTACATACGCTTGGCTTTTTTCACATGCATCGATTGTAGCCGCACGCATGTGTGTTTTTACCAACGTGTCAGGGCACCCTGGAACATAAGGTAATATCTCTTTTATCATTGAATCAAATGTTGCCATTTTTTACTTTTTTGTTTGTGGTAACTTACCAAGACTAGATGTTTGTGGAGTATATAAAGGATGTGCCGTTGAATGATTAGGTACATTCGGCACGCGTTTTACATGCTTCACGCCATTAATAACTTTTTCTACTGTTTTTCTTGTTCCCATTTTTTATCCTTGAACTGCGGGAGCCACAGGTTGCATTGCTTTTGCAGCATCCATATTAGGGCTTGCCATTAAATTAATTTGGGCTCCTGCCCCTATACTATTTGCAAAAAGCTGAAAATGATTATTTGCTCTTTGCGCATTGCCTGCAAACTCTGCATCTTTCATGTACGCCCTATAAAGAGCATAATCAATAACAGCATTTGCATAAATATCATCTATATACAAAGTAGCACTTGTATTTGCTAAATCTGTAGGAGTCCTAGAAAAAACAATCTCTACATAGGCATTTCCCGCAACTCCAGGATATACATAATATTTACGAGGATCATCTTCATCAAACACATAATGCTTAACGCTTGTAGTATGCGCTGCCTCTCCAGTAACAGTAGGGTCATGCCAATCGGGTTCTAAAGTATCTAGGATCTCGCGGTCAACTATACGAATAACTCTTTTGCCCGTTGCGCTTCCTCCAGATGCAGACATATTACGAACGACCTTTATTAGTCTTAACCCAACATCTGGAATAGCTTGTTCAGTACCAGTAGCCAACTGCACATTAGCATGGTCCGCAGATGCTTCTGGTCTTAAATTTACAATCTCCCTTTGTGCATCATTTATATAGCGCAAAAGTTCAGCTTCCGACCACCGAACATTAGTTGTATCTTGAAGGCTATCTTCTATCCTCAAGAGCAAATTTGCGCCAGTGATGGTACCAGCCATTTATTTATACCTCGATAATAATGTCTTCTTTCTTCTTCGTTGCTTTTTTCTTCTTAGGGGCCGGTTTTGCTTTGGGTTTAGGTTCAGGTGTTACATCTTTTACTTGTGTGCAACCTGCTTGTATACATTCGTATCCTAAATCATCACCAACTTCCATTTCCTCGCCTGCAGCTATTGTAATAGCAGCACCCCAAGGTGTAGAAACATATGTGTCAACTTTCGCTGTAATTTTCAATTGTTTTCTCCTAAATTATGTGGGTAGCCCCGAGGGACTACCCACAAGACTCAACCTAGTATGCCACGTCCATTCGGATAACACCAAAGTCTTCAACAGCGCCGTTATGGTCACTGTTGTACTTAGGCTTCCTAAAGCCAAGGATCTTACCAATTGAGATACCATTTTGGTTCCCGTAGTCGAAAGAATCTTCAACTATTTCAGGGAGACCGATATCAGCCATAGCAAGAGCTTGTGCTCCACAGAATAAGCAAGCTGCGCCATCAATATCAGCATCAGCACCCCACTTATAACCAGCAGAACCAGCATTAGATGATGTTCCAGAAGTTGCGCCTGATGTGTTAAACACATGTCGGAACTCATGGATCATAACACCGTCAACCATAAGGCTTGAAGAACCTGAGAACAATTCGTTGCTCGGTCCTCTTACTCCAGCGTTCCTGACGTTAGCTAGGAAATCTGAATCAAGTTTAAGGTCAGCCATAACTTGAGGAGTCACAAACATGTGATAAACCTCGTCGCCACCTGAACCTCTCAAACCACGGATATAATTATCCTTAGCATAGGCTTTAAGAGCAACGATAGACTTGTACTGAATAGTGTCAGCGGCTACTACGCCTGCAGTACTACCAGCAACAAGACCATTAGTTGCATCCCATCTTCTATGCCTGTTAGTTGTTGGTGCAGAAACGTCACTAGCAAAAGCAAGGTCACCTAAGTTTTGACCAGTAGTCATAACTGATCTTAGGGCACCGTTGTTTTTATTAGTAAACGCAATACCAGACAGCGTCATAAACGCTATTTGGTCAATACGATCTGCCATTGCATACGCAAGGGCGTCTCGAGAATGCTCACGAAAGTTGACAACTGATTTTTGATCAGCAAGACGTCCAGCTAGACGGTTTGCAAATCTCATTTGATCAAGTTGAACAACGATATCGTATGCTCTCAATGCTTCTTCATTACCTTCGAGAGTGTAGTCTCCAATGATACCATCACCAGTCATGTCAGCTAGAAGGGTTATTACCGCTCTCGCTCCTTTCTCAGATTTGGTAAGTTCAGAAATTTTCTGAACCATTGCATTAGGGCCACTACCCGCAAATTGGTTAATGAAGGACATATTCCGAGCAACACGCCAGAAATCACGTGACCAAATAGTGAGCTGTTCACTGGTCAGTGATGCAAAGTTAGTATTTGCCATTTGAATACTCCAAATTAATAGATTTAGAACCAATCGACTTATTTGGGGCGATATTTTACCCGTATACCCTTTATCGTTGGGATACGCTCTCGTAGTTTTACGAATACGACCTCGCGCAGTTTTACGTCGGATGCGAGACGAAAACGATTTTTTACGGGAACGACCCCGGCTAGATATCGTACTAGCAAACGAAATACTCTTTTATATTACATTAACTTCTAACCAAAGTCACCACGCATTCTACGTAATGTATCTTCAGGTAATGCCATAAATTCATCATCAGACAACACGTCTATGTCTACAGGTTTTTCGCCGCGTTCTCCAGCACCTTCGCCTTTCATAGCGGGCGGTTGTGATTTAGCTGCTGCTACTTTCTTTTTGACTGTTTGTTTTTGTCTACGCTGCTGAACTTCTTGTTGAGTAACAACATTCTCATTACCTTGCAAACTACTATCGCCTGCGGTTGATAAAAGCTCAGGTTGTTTTGCAGCGATTGTATATTCCGTTGCTCTCGCCAAAGCATCAGCAGGTTCATACCCTTGAATAATAAAAGCGTCTCGCAAATCTACCACTTCTTTTGCAAGGTCTTCATTAAAAGTAGTACTGTTTTGGTCCAACATAGGAAAAGTCTGTTCAATTTCCGCGGCTTTTTTAAGTAAGTGTTGTTCTTCTGTACCTTCTCTAACCGATTGTTGCATCTGGTGTTGAACTTCAGCCATCATTGCTTCTTTTTCAGCTATGCGGATTTCATTTCGTACAACCGCGGCTTGGTTCATTTCACCATCAAGTAATAACTGTTGATACTCTTGTTCTTTAGATGCGAAATCATATTCAGGGATGTCGGCTTTAGCTGCTGCTTCTGCTTGTTCTATTTCATTAATTCGTTTTTGCATCTTCTTATTCTTAGCAAGAACTTCATCGAGTCGAGATTTAGGCACCATGGGCGCTTTATCTTTTTTAGCTACAGCTTCTTCTGCCACCTCTTCTTCAACTCCTCCATCGTCTGATCGTGTAGCGTCTGCATCTGCGTTAGCCATTGTTTCTTCGACCACATCTTCTGAGCTGTCTTCTGCCTCTGGTTCTGTTTCGCCTTGTTCTTTTGCCTCAAGTTCTTCTGGGCTCGTTTCAAGGTTAGTTTCGTCTCCAAGTGTGTCTTCTTGCGGCGTCTCTGTTTCTTCATCAGTCACTCCTTCGTCGTCTGCTGAAAGTTCAAAATTTAAATCTACACCAAAGCCTTCGGCGTCTTCTTTAGTAATTGCGTCCGCACCGGGCATCCTGTCGTATATAACATCACCTTGTACATCTTCGTTTGGGTTTACTTTTTTCTTAGCCATTTTTAATTACCTCCTGGTTTCATAGCCATTGCCGCTAGTTTTGTAGCCGCTTGTGTTTCAGATTGTAGTTGACGTTGGTTATTTGTCAAACCTGCAAGTTTTTCACGTACTGCAAGTTCTTCTCTCTTCATCTGTATTTTACTTTGGATTTCTGCCATTTTTAATTGTGGGTCCATTTTATTCTCTTCCGCTTTAGACATATTAAGTTCTGTTTCAGACTGCATACTTGCAATTTCTGCTTCTAACTTTTGAAGTTCTAATTCTATGCTTTGGAGTTGTGCTTCCTGCTGATATTGCATAAGTGCCATTTCTTCTTCGCCTGGTGGTTCTGTACCTTGCATTTGTCGTATTCTTTGCGCTATTTCGCCTTTACGAGAAAGATGTGAAAAATCAACTACAATATCGTCTGG